TTGCTTGATGGCCTCTCGCTTAAGGGCTTCGTTTACGCCCTCTAAGATGTTTCCGCTCAAGATTTCCAACAGGTCGGCCGCTGACCACTCTTTCAAGTAGTCCTCGACAATCTGCTCAACTCGCGCATCGTCGTAGTCCTCTTCATAAGGGAGCATTGCGTCGTACTGGCTTTGTAATGCTGCCAAAGTAACCATTGTTTTGTTTCTTTCACGTTGTTTAGTAGGGGCTTTACGCCCCGACCTTGTTAATCTTTCTTGTAAACTTCTTCTTCAGTTCGTGCTGCTGACTTTTCCATGTCTTCGCACCATTTCAGAATAGCTTTTGCGTCGTCTTTGATAGCTTCAATCATCTGATGATTCATCTTCCATACAAACAACCCATCGTCTTGTTTTTCTTTATGGTTTTCAGCTTGCTCAAACAACCTGTGAGACTGGCTAACCATTGCTTCAACCTTGCATTTAATAAATCGCGCCCGGCTGAAGAAAACATTCCGAATGAAATTATCGATATGTTCTTTATTGCTCATTTGTGTTTCCTTCCACGTTGTCTTATTTAAGCGACCGAATTAGCCGCTTAAATAAGCCCTCTTTGTTCAAAAGGGCTGATTACCGTCTAGGCCGTTATCTTTTAGGCCGCCTTTCTCCTGTAACCGTTTGTTTGATTTCCCCCATCTCTCGATGTCTTACTATCGGCTTGTCGCCTACCTGAAGGGCGGTTACTACGCTTTCAATTTGTTAAAGAACATTGCAGCGGTATTGTTACCTGACCCTGTTCGTCAGTCCGTTTGCTGCTTCGATGTGTGTAGTATAATCTTTTTATACTTAAAGTCAAATATATTTAGTCTTTGAAAGTGTTTAATTTTTATACTTTATTGTTTTTAAATGAAATTAATTTTATACGGGCGCAAAAAAACCGCCCATATAGGGCGGTCTAATTGGTTTGTATTGGATTATTCGTACATCCTTAGCTTGTCTTTTATGTCTTCTAAATCATCTTTGTTTTTGTCGCTTTGGTATTGTGTATAATCTGCATCGGATTTTATCGAATCAGTTTCCGATTTGTCTGTCTTCGATATATCCAATCGTAACAACTCATTTTCAAGACTTGATGATTTTTCATCTATCTCTTTTTCAGCCGTGTCTACACGTTCGAGTATCTTAATCCATCTAACGGTTTGCTGACTCTGTTCATCCTCCACTTTTCTTATGCGGCTGAATAAATGAGCATTCATGCCAATAATTATTAAAAGCAATACAATCACGATCCATTTGAATTTATCCATCTTACTCCCTTTGCTTTGACTGAAGAATATTGTAATCAGGGTCAAGTCGGCTTAATAAGATGTCCGTTGGTATCAGCCTGCGCTTAACTTCTACGACTACACCGGCAATCACCGCGCCATCAGGCAGCGGAACGCCTGATCCGCCATCGTAGATAAAGGTATGCGTCCCATCAATCGCAATGGACAACCTGCCCACCATGCCGCGCTGGTAGCCCGTATTGTCGATACAAATAAGCACCAAGTCTTTATCTCTCGGCGGGATATTCGGCTCCACTATCAGTATGTCACCACGTTTTATCCCTGCAAACTCCACGTCATCAGCCATGCGGACGCCAACGGTATTCCCCGAGTGTGGAATAAATGTTGCCGCCCTGTCCCCATTACCCTGAATTTGCGTCCTGTCCTTATTAGGGTTGGAGAGATGGCGTACAGCGATATCAATATCCAAAAGCGGCATTGATTTTAAAAAGTGCTTGTCTGCGTCGGCAAGCTCTTCTTTTGTTGGCTTGCTTACAGAATTTTGATTTAAGGTGTAGCTGGTGTTTGTTTGGTTGCCATTTATCAGGTCTCTTCCTGCACTTTGCTGATATGGCAATGGGTATCCTGTAACCCTGTGTATCTCCATCATTTGCTCAAACGATGGCTTTGAACGTCCGTTTTCCATTGCTGACACATTTGCTTTCGTTCTTCCAAGATGTTCCGCTAATTTTTCTTGGGTCATTTCAGGCCCTGCATATTCACGAGCAGCCAAAACCCATTCGGATAAGTTTATTTGTTCTTTAGTCATTTCGTACTCCTTTACAAATTGTATAAAAAAACTGGACTTCACGGGAATAAATATATTTGACTTTTATGTATTGTTTTTTTATACTTATGTAAAAAGGAGTTTGACTATGGAAGCGGTTAAAAAGGCAGTTTCGATACTTGGCAGTCAGCAAAAATTGGCTGATTCACTTGGTGTGTCGAAGCAACTTATCAGCAGTTATGTGAATGGTCGTGCAAAGGTAACGGCTGTAAACGCAAAGAAAATAGAAGAATTGACAGGGGTGAAACGGGAAGAAATCCGCCCTGATTTATTTTTATAAGTAACTATTTTTATAAGCGAATTGAAGCGGAAGTCATCCGCAATTTACCAGAAAGGAAAGAAAATGAAGCAGTACATTGGAACAAAAGAAGTGAAGGCAACGCCGATGAACCGCGGCGATTACAACGCATTGCGCGGCTGGCAGGTGCCGGAAAACGAAAACCCCGCTGACGACGGCTACTTGGTCGTCTATCCAAACGGGGAATCAAACGTCGATGGATTTGACGGCTATGTCTCATGGTCGCCAAAGAAACAGTTTGAAGAAGCCTATCGAGTTTCCGAAACGTTCAAAGACCGTCTGACAATCGAATATGCGCAACTCGAAGAGCGATTGGGGAAACTGCGCGTATTCATTCAGTCGGAGCGATTCCAAAGCCTTGCCGAAGAAGACCGTAATTTGTTGGTCGAGCAGGAAAAGGCGATGGATTCCTACCTCGCCATTTTGAATACGCGCATCATCATGTCTATGGACGCTGTGTCACAAGACTAAAAAGGAAAGCCCCACGCGGAAACGTGGGGCAGGGGTTGAGGCGCGAAGCCTGCAACAAAAGGAGTAAACATGATAGACCAAAGACAAACGAAATGCAAGAAGATTGTCGAGTATATCCGCGCAAACGGACACATCACTTCGCTGGAAGCGGCGAAACATCTGAACATCACGCAGTTATGCGCCCGAATCGTTGACTTGGAAAGCAGGGGATTTGTTTTTAACAAGCCTAAATTCAAGGTCGGCAACTGTAAAAATCCGGTCGCGCATTACTCGATCGCCAGGTCAGGAATTGAACTATAAACCGAGAACAAAGAATACACGAAGCCCGATTGCTGGTGTTGGCTTATATGCAAGCCGAAGACGTCATAAAAGCGCAGGAAGCGTTGGACAAGTGGGCTGAAATTGTGAAAGGGGTTGATGATGGCAATTATTCGGACGAAGCGTGAACACAGTTACACAGTCGTCAGTAACAAGATTTACGACAAGAATCAACTGAGCTGGCAAGCAATGGGATTACTCGGATACCTGCTGACAAAGCCTGATAGCTGGCAAGTAATGGTTGCAGAGCTTGTGAATGTTACCAAGGACACGAAAAAGCCGACAGGTCGAGAAGGTGTTTACAACATCATCAACGAGCTAAAAGAGAAAGGTTTTATTTCAGTAAGAAAAAACAGTGATGGGTCAACGGATTACACGGTTTACGACGAGCCGATTCAACAATCCAATCAGGAAAACCCTAATCAGGGTAAGCCTAATCAGGCTGAGCCTAATCAGGCTGAGCCGACACTAGTAAATACTGAATATAAACAAGTACTGAATATAAACAAATACGGAGAAGAAGAGGGCGCGGAAAACGCCGCTTCTGCGAGCGAAAAAAACATCAGCAACGTCTTTGGAGATTTTCCGATTACTGACGACTGGGAGCCTAAAGACAAAGCGGCGTTTGATGCCAAACTCAGACGGTCGCAGATTCCAAGTCTTGGAGACAAACGAATCAAAGATGCGCTGATTGAGTTTACCGGCTACTGGTCAGCAAGAGGCGATACGCAAACGCAGGCGATATGGGAGCACAAGTTTTTCCAATCATTGATGCGCTTGAAAGCCAAAGGCGAATTGGGAGCGGCAAAACAAGACCCATCGCATAAACGCTTTGAGACAAGAACGGCAGACGGCATGCCGGTAACGACAAAAAAACAGGCCGCCGAACTTAGACCACTAGGGAAGTTTTGAAAATGACTGAGCAATTTGAAATCTTGGCAAGCTTGGAAGCAGAGCAGTCTGTATTGGGTGCAATCCTGATTGACAACGATTCTGCCAACCTGCTGACAGACTTAACGCCAAACAATTTTTTCAGTGAAAAAAACGGCCTGATTTTCAAGACTGCCATGTCGATGATTTCAGACGGCCTGCCGGTAGATGTGATTACGCTTGATGCCGAACTTGGAAAGCGTGGATTGAGCGAAGAAACAGGCGGCCTTGCATACCTGATTGACCTGCAACAAAACACGCCGTCAGCGGCGAATGTTAGCCGATATGCGAAGTTGGTGTCGGAAAGCGCGGCAGAGCGTGAATTGCGATTCGCTGCTGAACAAATCGAAAGACTGGCGACAGAGCGCGATGGCCGCTCAATCGCTGACAGACAGGCTGAAGCGGTTGCCCTGTTAGACAAAATCAGCGGCACGGCGGCAGGCCGAAGCGAGGAAATGAGCTACGAAGATGCGATAAGAGCAACACTGCACCACTGGGAACGAATTTCTGAAACGGACGGAATGCTTGGCTTCTCTACCGGCTTGAAGTGCCTTGACGAAGTTACAGGCGGCCTGCAACGCGGAAATTTGACGGTAATCGGCGCAAGGCCAGGCATGGGCAAATCCGTGTTGGCTGAGAACATTGCACGGCATTGCGCAAAAAGCGGTTTGTCCGTCCGATTCCAAAGCTACGAGATGTCAGGCATTGAGTTAACTCAGCGAGGAGCGGCGGCGGAACACTCGATTGATTACGGTAGGTTAAAAAAATACCGCATGACACAGGAAGAGCATAACGGCTTCGCTGAATACCTGAACGAGGCCAGAGACTGGAAGTTTGTGATTGATACAGAGATGGTCGGAATTGAAGCAATCGCCGCGCGATGCCGACTAGAGAAGCGCAAATCAGGGCTTGATGTGTTGGTCGTTGACCATTTGCACCTGATGCCGCGCAAAGGCGTGAACGAGGTTGCCGAACTTGATGATATTACGGCATGCCTGAAACGCTTAGCAATGGAACTGCAAATTCACGTCCTGCTTGTTGCACAGTTGAATCGGGCAACAGAAAAGCAGGCAGACAAAAGGCCAAGCCTTGCAGACCTACGAGGAAGCGGCGGCATTGAGCAAAACGCAAACTTGGTGCTGATGCCATACCGTGAGGGCTACTACGATTCAGACGCACCGCAAGAAACGGCTGAATTGATTATCGCAAAAAACCGAGACGGCGAGCGTGGCGTTTTAGACCTAGTGTGGCAAGGGCAGTATCAACGGTTCTGCGAGTATGAGTATTACAGCTAGAGGAGCGGCAAATGCGTGAAACCTGCTTCTACTGCAAACACGCAAACTTCCAATCAGAGGCAAACACGCCGATGAGAGGATTTGCGAAATGCGCGAAAGCGCGGAACGAGATGGAAAAAGCGACCTACTACCCACGGACAAATCCATGTGTTACCGGCGCGTTTCAGACGGCATCGGAGGCGGTAATCGCAAGAAGGACGGCGGTTCTTGGAGAATATCCCCCGCAATGCGCCAAATTTGAGCAGGAAGACGGGTAAAACGCTTTGGGAATACCCTAACATACCCGACACGGAAAAAAGCGTTAAAACGCAAATTTGAAGGAAATACGAAAGGAAATAAGAAATGGCAGTGCAAAACACCCCCGACACCCCGGCACAATCCGCCGCGCAACAGGCCGACAACATCAACCCGAAACACTACCGTCAACACGTCTACGAGTGCATCGAATTTACGATGCACATGAATTTCAACCTTGGCAACGCCTTCAAATACATTTGGAGGCACAAAGAAAAAGGCGGGCGTGAAGACTTGGAAAAGGCGGTTTGGTATCTCGAGCGGCAACGAGACGACTCCCCTAAGTTTAAAAAACTTAAATGCAGACACTATGACGAAATGTACGGTGATCTGAATGACTGCGGGTTTGATAGGGACACGGCGGACGCGCTGCGTAGCGTTTTATTCATTGCCTACTACGGCAACAATCATGACAGTGAAGATAATTTCGCGTGGGCACTTGCCTGTGTCAGAAAACTGCTTGCGGCGGTATCGGATAAAGGGGAATGAAAATGAAAAACTGGTT